CAGCGTCGCATGGTGGAAGTCAAACTGGAACGCTCCAGCTATACGCCGAACCAGAGCGACTGGTTTGCGTTTGACGCCACTGATACCCAGTGGCTGGAGGAAGGGGTGAAGCTGATATGAGCTACGACAAATATGCAGAATTAAGCGCGGTTGAAGTTTGCGAGCAAATCGGGCAGCCATACAAGCGTTTGCAGGATTACTGCATCACTGCCTGCTACAATACGGCAGCGCACAAGCACGGCGACCGCAAGCCGAGCCTGACCGTGTATGGGTATGACAAAGGCTTCTACTGCTATGCCTGCGAGGAGTCAGGGACAAATTCGTGGTTACTTAAACAATTTGGGGTACGAGAGGAAAACTATATGCCAACGATAATCAACCGAGTTTATCAACCGGAAGCGCCGAAGAATATCAGCACTGATGAGTATTGCGCACGCCTGATGGCGGTGTACGAAAGTTTGCCGCCCTTGCCGGAAGCTGCCAAAGAGCACTTAGCCAAAAAAGGCTTTGAGCCGGAGCTGTTCGAGGAAATGCCGGGGATGCCAGAGCATAGCGGTTGGAAGTGGCACACGAACCAAGTACGCAACTGGGGTGAGGGCATATTCATTCCGTACATGTTCGAGGGGAAGATGGTGACGGCTCGGCTGCGCTGGCTGAATGGCGAGAAGCGGTCGATGCCTGGCAATACGCTGTGGCCATACAACCTCGATGCCGTGATGCGCAACAAGCGGGTGTTTATCACGGAAGGCGAAACCGATTGCTTGACAGTCAACTTCGTGCAGCAAGACGTGCCGGCCGTCGGCATTCCAGGCGCAACTGCTGGACCTGCCATCGCCCGTTTGATTGAGCAAGCCGCTTGCTACGATACGCGGCTGATCGTGTTACCCGACAACGACGAGCCGGGTAGGGCGTTTGCAAAGCGCGTACAACTTGCCGCCTTTGAAGCGAGGGTAGCTTGCGAGGTAGGCGTCGTGCCGTTTGGCAAAGATGTCAACGAGTGGTATCAGCAAACCTCACCGGAACAGCTACAGGCATTCTTTGATCGTTATGCCATCAAGGAGCCGGTGCGTGTCACGGATAGGTTAGCGGCCGTCCGTGATGTCTTTGGCAATATCGAGGATGTGACGAACGACCCTGCTTACCAAGACGCATTAACCCTATTTGCATAAGGAGACAACCATGAACGAATACACCGTCAGAGTCAAAGATAAACAGCAGGGCATAATTCACAAGGCAAGCCAGATGGCCAAGAATCAGAAGACAGCGAACAAGCTGTTTATACGCTATTTGCAACGGGCCTTTCGGCATCGTAACTTCGAGGTGCTGTAATGGCAAAGAGTCAGATTCGGATTCATCGGGAGTTTCTGGAAGCACTGGCGCGCCGGGAAAACTACCTGCGCGAGCGGATCGTACAACACGGCGGTACGCCGCTTACCTATGACGTGCACGAGGCAAATGCCTTACGCCGGGCTATCAAGGTGCTGGGCGAGCTGCTAGACTTGCAGGAAGCAAGGGAAAGCCGGCACGACATGTCGGCAATAAGGTAGAATAGCGCTATGACTAAAAAACAACTATCGCCAGGAGCAGCCGTGTGGTACGTGCTGCTCAACATTGTCACATTGGGCGCGCCATACTTCTTGAAAATTATTATCGTGAAAGCGATTATAGACAGCCAGGATTAACTATGGACTATGACGAGGCTATCAATGACATCGTGGTGTTTCTTAAGCAGGATAAACGAGTCACCCAGCCGTGGCGGAACTATGCGATAAAACACTTCCAGGAGGGCATTGCCAGTGTGCGGATGGGTCTGACGACGACGAACCGGCAACCGCCTGCCGACGCGCCCGTGTTTCCGCGCCCCCGCCCGCTAGGGTGCATTTGCGCCGATGATATGCCGCCGCGCAAGGATTGTCCGGTGCACGGCAAGGCATGATATGATGAGATACAAATGCAACCAGACGCAACATCCAAAAAACCCCCTGCACCCGTTGTACATCGTCAGAACGTTGCATACGACGAGTACATCACCTGGCGTGCAATTGGCGGCATGACAGTATCGGAAACCGGCGCAGTCGGTTCCATTACTCTGAATGAGTTTTGCCAGCGCTTTAACGTTGATCGGGCTACAACATGGCGCTGGTCGAAAGAGCCAGGAATTGAAGACAAGATCAAGAAACGTCTCGACGAGATTGCCCCGCGCTCACGTGTAATAGCAGCATGGAATAGGCTATTGCTCATTGGCCTGAGCTCACTCGGCTCAACCGCTCCCCATCACGACCAGCGGGCAGCTGTGGATGCGCTGAAGACATATCTGGGCCATCACGGCTTACGCACACCGACACAGAAGCAAGAGATTGATGCAAGCAATAACCTCATGGACTTGGTTAATATGGCCCGCAAAAAGCAAATAATTGAAGCCGAAGTAGTGGAGGGTGAAGTTGTCGACTCAAACGATCACGCCGGAACAAGCCCTAGCACTGATTAACGGCTACCAATCGCGCCCGCTCGATTACATCCGTGACGTGTACGGCACGAAAATGTGGAGCGTGCAGGAGGAGATCGTTTTATCGGTCTTCAGAAACCGGGAAACGGCCGTTAAAACCTGTAATTCAATCGGGAAGAGTTTTATCGCTGCCCGCATAGCCCATGCCTTCTTAGACCTCTACCCTGGTTCAATCGTCGTCACTACTGCCCCGACCTGGCGTCAGGTAAAAGACGTACTCTGGCGCTACTTTGGCAGTGTCCACAAAACTGCCCGCTACAATCTTGGCGGACATTTAACACAAAATGGCTTGGAGTATGACACGGATTGGTACGCTATTGGATTTTCGACCAAATACCCCGATAACTTTCAAGGCTACCACGCCGATCACATACTTGTTATCGCTGACGAGGCAGGAGGCGTGTCCGAGCTTATCTTTAGGGGCATTAAGGCGATCACGCCAAACGTCAATGCTCGCATTTTGTACATCGGCAACCCGACCAACCCCGACGGCGAATTTCATGATCTATTCTCACGTCCGCGCGTCGCCAAGTTCAGTATTAGCGCCTTTGATACGCCGAACTTGCGGCATGTTGGCATACAGACACTTGAGGATTTATTGAAGGTGATGACTCCACCAGAAGGAGTTGACCCGCTAGACCACAACCCATTCAAGGGCATCGATTGGCCATTCCCAGAGCTCATATCACCAGAAGTAGTGTACGACCGATACTTTGAGTGGGGAGCGGACAGTCCGGCATGGCAAGCGCTAGTAATGGGCGAGTTTCCATCCCAGGCTGAACAATCGCTTATACCGGCCGACCTGGTGCGCATGGCCATGGAGATGCATGGCGTTGACGAGGACACTGGCAAGACTTACGCCGAACTGTCGGGGTGGAATATTCCTGACGGTCCACCAGAGTTTGGCTTGGATGTGGCCCGCTTCGGCCCCGACTTAAATGTCCTGACGCCACGTCATGGCGGCTGGGTTGACCAACAACTAGCCTGGGGCAAGAAGATCGACGAGAAGACCGAGCTGTTTGAGACGGCCGAACAGGTGCTAAAACTCCTCGATCCCTTGGACTGGAACAGCCGCCTCAACCTGGACGACTCAGGCCTGGGCGGCGGCGTGACGTCACATTTTCGTTATTTGAGCGCCGAGAACAGAAAGACCGGCAGTCCGTTGCACCAGTTCACCCTGATGCCCTACGTCTTCGGCAGCAAAAACTTCATGCGCCAGCCAGAAAAATTCCACGACATTACTAGCGAACTGTACTGGAATCTGCGCAGTTGGTTTTATAAAAAACAAATCGCGCTTTATTACGACAAGGAGCTGTTTAACCAGCTGGTCGGTCGGCGGTGGTCGATGCCCCAGGGCAAGATCAAAGTCGAATCCAAAGACGAATATAAGAAACGCACCGGCGGGAAGTCGCCGGACAAAAGTGACAGCCTCGCCCTTGCCTTCGCCGGCGGCCTGCGTGCTGTTAAAAGTGCTACGCCGCCACCAGAGGCAGAGGAGTACGTACCAGTTCGCCAACCGTTTACCAGTGGTATTAGCGCAAAAGGCTGGTAGAATAAAGCCAAATGGACCCGAAACCAAAAACCGTTCTCCCTCCCCAAGCTGCTACTGAGATCGGCGGGTCAGGCACCTACTTTTTCAAAGGCTACATCACTGCTGAAGAATACTCGATTGACCTCCAGGGCAAGTACGGCCTGCAAGTCTACGATGTGATGCGCAAGAGTGACCCGACGATCCGCGCTATCCTGCAAGTCTGTAAGCAACCAATCTTGGCAGCCAATTGGGAGATCGAGCCGGCCAGCAGCGACCCTGCCGACATTGAAGTATCTGGCCGCGCCAACTTCGAGTTCTTTAACCGCAATATCGTCTACAGTGACGTGATGCGCGAGGGTCTGACCTTCCTGGACTTCGGCTTTTTCGTGGCTGAGAAGGTGCTAGAGATTGCTTATTACAACGGCAAACCGTATATAGGCTTCAAGAAGATCGCCAGCCGAAAGCAGCGCTCAGTCCTCAAATTCATGCAGGACGATGACACGCCTGGCGTAACGCAGATTTTACCGTCTGGCAAGAGCGGTTCAGGTATTGGCGGCTCGACCGCGAACATTCCACGTGAAAAGTTACTGTATGTGGCCAACGACCAGGAAGGTGAGAACTACTTTGGCGTGAGCTTGCTGCGGTATGCGTATAAGCCGTGGAAAATTAAAGACGGTTTGCAAATCATGAACGCCGTGGCGCTGGAGAACACTGCAATGGGTGTGCCCTACATCAAAAAGGGGCTGAACAACGAGACAGTAGACGAAGGCGAGCTGGCCAAAGTCCGCGACCGCTTACGCCAGCAAAGAGCCAACGAGGAAGCGTTTTTGGAGTTTCCGGCCAGCATCGAAGTCGGTTGGATGGACATGAAGGGAAACACCACCAAGGACGTGCTGCCAGCCATCGAGTACCAAGACAGGCAGATTACCTTGTCCGTGCTAGCGCAGTTCCTAGAGCTTGGACAAGGCGGCAGCTCAGGATCGCGGGCCGTCAGTTCCGACCATAGCCGCTTGTTCGTGAAAGCGCTGGTGTCCGTGGCACGGACATGGCAACAAGCTTTCCAGCGCGACGTTATCAACCGATGGGTTGACCTCAACTATTCAGGACTAAAAAACGGGTATCCAAAATTGGTGTTCTCAACCATCTCTGATGAGGACGTGAAAGAGACGGCCGATGCGGTCAGCGCCCTAGCGAACGCCGGTGCCCTGCGTATTGACCGCGATGTAGAGAACAGGCTGCGCACCATGCTTAGCCTGCCGCTGCTTTCACAACAGGCATACGACGATTACGATAAACAGCCCGAACAACCTGCCACCAATAAGCCAAACACTGACGCTCCTGATAACCCCGACGATACCAACCAAGACCTGCCCGACGAAGCGCCAAAGGCAACCGCCAAAGTATAAGACGTGAGACTGAACAATAGATTTTCTCACAACGCCCTTGCTTTAGAGCCAACAATAAAGCAGAATAGAGCGTAAATGACCCCGTCATCCCAAGACAGAAACAGTTCCCTCCCAAACAGCTCCCGCATGTTCCGCGTATCGCCAGTACAGTTGGACGCGAACGGTGAATTGCCATCAAGAGTGCTGCTATTCATAACCGGCGACTGGCCTGATAGCGTAAAGGGTGATTTTTCAATCTTGCTTGACGATTTGAAGCAGATGAAATCCAACTTTGATAAGGGCGTGGGCTTCCCAACTGAGGACGCCAGCACCGGCCTCGCTATCGACTTCAAGCACGAGTACCTTGACGAAGCGGCAGGGTGGATCAAGGGATTGCAACTTGAAGTTGATGGCGACAAGGGAAAGCTCTATGCCGACCCTGTTGAGTGGACAGATGCTGGAATCGAGGCAATCAAGGGCGGTAGGTTCAAGTGCATAAGCCCAAGTGGTTACTTTGGCAGCAAGAGCGGCAAGTTGAGCATGTGGGCGAACCCCACCAACCTCAAAGAGAAAATCGCCAACGTGCTGGATGGAGCCGGGCTTACCAACTTCCCATTCCTGCGCGGTATGTCGCCAATCCGCGCCCATGCGACGGCGGATAATTTGGAGTTAGCGTACGATGATGTTATTTTTGTAAGCAATGGTCAACAACAAAAGGAGCAAAAGATGAGCATCGACCAACTGCGTGTAAAAGACGCTAATGAGCTGTCGGCTGAGGAGCAGGCATTTCTTGAAGCGCATAAGTCGGACCTGAGCGCCGATGAACAAAAAAAGTTCGGCCTTACTGCCGAAGCTACCAAAGCTGACGAATTGAGCGCTGAAGATAAGGCATTATTGGCTGCAATCAAGTCAGGAGACAAAATGGTTGTCGATAAAGGAGCTTCCGCAGTTGACGCGGAACGATTGAGCGCGCTTGAAGCGACCGCTAAAAAGTACGAAACCGAGAAGGCCGAAGACATTGTGGCGCTGCATGTGACGCGCGGCGCGATCAAGCAAGACGCTGCCGACTTCTGGACTAAGCAACTACTGAGTGCAACCAACGATGAGCAGCGCAAAGCTATGGAAGACGCGCTGGCTGGCCTGCCGAGCAATGAGCTTATCGGCAAAGAGAATGGCAGCGGCGAAGATGTAGCCGCTGGCTCTACTGCCCGCGAGCAGTTGGCCGCTATTGCGACTAAGAAGGTCGCTGATGCCGCCAAAGAAGGCAAGACGCTGCTTTACGCTGATGCGTTGAAGCTGGCAGCTCGTGAAAACACTGATCTGCAAAAGCAGGACTTCCAAGAACAACTAGTAAACGCAGGAGCTTAAAGAGATGGCTAACTTTTCTGACGGCCGGTACTTAACTCTCATCGCTGATGCAGACTACAGTGCGGCAGCTAACTTATTCAAGATCGTTTCTATCGCGGCATCTACCGCCAACCCGACCGGCCGCAAGGTCGTGCTGGCTACATCTGCAACCGATGCCAACATTATCGGTGTTTTGAACAACACCCCTGGAGCTGGTGAAGCTGCCAGCGTTTGCGGCCGTAATGCCGTGGGTACGTTCAAAGTCGTGGCTGGCGCGAACACCGCAGCCATTTCGATTGGCGACCGCTTCACCGTTGACACAGACAGCGGCGCGCTGAAAACCACAAGTTCTGGCAACCAGGTCGTAGGTATTGCCCTAGAAGCTGCCGTAGCAGGACAAGTGTTTGAATATCTGCCGGTTAACTACAAGTATTAATGAGGAATAAAAGAAAAGGAATAGCGTAAAATGCAAGGTCAATTTTTCACCAAAGATATTCCTCTAACTAATGTTAGCCAGGCATAT